AACCGCGTAGTGTATCGTGGTTACAGTGACATTGGTAAACCAGTTAGTCACAAATATGAATTCAAGCCAACTATGTTCGAATATTGTCAAGAAGAAACTGGCTGGAAATCTATTCACGGCCACAATGTAAAAGAAAAGGAACTCGCCTCACCAAAGGCTTTACGGGAGTGGGTAAAAGACCGCGAAGTTCCTGGCAGCAAACCATATTGTGGTATGGATCGTGCCGTCATGCAGTTCATCGCCAAAAAGTTTCCTAATGAAGTTAGGTTCGATGAGTCTAAGATCAATGTCGTCAACATCGATATTGAGGTTCATTCCGAAGACGGCTTTCCCACCCCCGAAGAAGCCCTTCATCCTATTACTGCTATTACAATTAAATCCAGTCGGTCTAATGTTTACCACGTCTGGGCATGCGGTGAATATGACGTAGAGCAATCCCCGCATAAACATCTCCTTATACAATATCATAAGTGTGATTCAGAAGAAGAGTTATTGGTTAAGTTTCTAAAGTATTGGCAGTCTGATTATCCGGACGTAGTCACCGGTTGGAACATACGCTTCTTTGATATGCCTTATATTATTAACCGTATTCTCCGTATTGGTACAATGGAAGCGGCTAAGCGGCTATCACCATGGAATGCCGAACCACGTCATAAAGCTGTACAATTCAAAAATATGAACCAGGATTCATATATGATTGTTGGCATTAGTCAAATGGACTACTTTGATTTGTTTAAGAAGTTTGGTTATGCCTATGGCCCCCAGGAAAGCTATAGCCTTAATCACATTTCCAGTGTGGTTCTTGGCGAACGTAAACTCTCATATGAAGAGTATGGTAACCTAAAGAATCTATACAAAGAAAATCATCAGCTCTATATCGACTATAATATTAAAGACGTTGAATTGGTCGAGCGTATCAATGATAAGACTGGCCTTATGGGTTTAGCCTTCACTCTGGCATATAAAGCCGGTGTTAACTTTACCGACGTCATGGGTACTACATCTATCTGGGATTCTATTGTCTATCGCGAACTGAATAAGAAAAAGATTGCGGTTCCCCCTATGAAACCTCGGGATAAGTTGGCAGGTCAGACAGTCGCGTTCGCGGGCGGGTACGTGAAAGAACCACAGATTGGTATGCACGAATGGGTGGTTAGCTTTGATCTAAACTCTCTGTATCCTAACATTATTGCTCAGTGGAATATGTCACCAGAAACTATTATCTCACAGATGGAGATGGATGCCAATGGTGACTATGCACGGGCTGCTAACAATAGTCATTACCGAAAAGACTTCGAAGGCATCATGCCTAAGATCATTGTGGACTATTATGCCGAACGTAAGACCGTAAAGAATCAGATGCTGGCTGCACAAAAAGAGTACCAGAAAAACAAATCTGTAGAACTTGAGCGTGAGATTGTCCGTTGTCAGAACCGTCAAATGGCTATTAAGATTTTGCTCAATAGTTTGTTTGGTGCACTTGGTAATAAGTGGTATCGATACTTTGATCTTAGGATCGCCGAAGGCATTACACTTACAGGCCAAAAGGTTATCAAGTGGTGTGAGTCTGCGGTCAATGCAGAACTAAACAAGCTCCTTGATACTGATAAAGATTATGTTATTGCAATCGATACAGATTCGGTCTATGTTAACTTTTCTGGTCTGGTAAAGAAGTTTAATCCTAAAGACCCCGTCCAGTGGCTATCTAAGATCTGTGAGGAACATTTCAATCCTATGTTCGAGCGTTCTATGCAAGAGCTCTTCGAGGAATCTAATGCGTATCAAAATCGGATGGTGATGGAACGTGAGGTCATTGCAGACCGCGGCATATGGCAGGCTAAGAAACGCTACATCCTAAACGTACATAACTCTGAGGGTGTACAGTATGCTGAACCAAAGATTAAGATCATGGGAATTGAAGCTATCAAATCTTCCACCCCAGAGATCATGCGGGATAAATTTAAACACGTATTTAAGCTTATCATGGGATCTACGGAATCTGAGGTTCAGAAGTATATTGCAGATTTTAAAAAAGAGTTTTATGCTTTACCCCCGGAGGCAGCAGCGTTTCCCCGTGGGGTTACAGAGATAGATAAATGGAAAGATCATAAAATGATCTACACAAAGGGTACCCCAATTCATGTCCGCGGGTCTCTCTTATACAATCACTACCTATCCAGGGCTTCGGTTGGTAACCGTTACGATTACATAAAAGAGGGGGATAAGATTAAGTTCTTGTACCTGAAAGAGCCCAATACTATCAAGGAAAACATTATTGCATTTCCCACCATTTTACCGAAGGAATTGGGTTTACATTCCCATGTCGACTATGGTAAAATGTTTACTAAGGGGTTCATCGATCCGTTGCAACCCATCTTGGACACAATCAACTGGGAGACCGAACCCAGAGCTACTCTGGACGCGTTCTTTGTATAATGTATTCTTTGACTATATTCAAAAGCAGATTTGATAATAAAACTGATAAACGTATAGACCTAAATACTTGGGACCAGTTTAAAAATCTACTATACAAATTATCTGAAAGACAGTTAGATGGAAAAGAAGATGCTGAACTTATATCACCGGCTACTTACTCACCAGATTCTACTCGAGCCAATAAAAACGTATTGGGTTGGGCAGGCTGGGCTGCTATTGACGTTGATGATCATGAATTTAAAGGAAATCTAAAGGATGAACTTGTTAGCCGTTTTGGTAATTGGGATTTTGTGTGTTATAGTACCGCTAGCAGTAAGGAAAATTTTCCAAAGTTTCGTCTTGTCTTCAGACTTGATTCGGAGGTTGAACAATCTAGAATCAAACATTTCTGGTACGCACTTAACACCGAGTTGGAAAGCATCGGAGATAAGCAAACTAAAGATTTATCTAGAATGTATTACGTCCCTGCAACGTATGCTGGTGCTCACAACTTCATTTTTAGTAATACTGGCGATCCCATACCTGTTGATGATCTTTGCAATAAATATCCTTATTCCTTAAAAGAACGTGCAGAGAATTTCTTAGACCGATTACCTGACGAGTGGCAGAGACAGATTATGGACCACAGAAAGAATTCACTGGACAATACTCAATACTCTTGGTCCGGTTATAATGATTGTCCATTCTGGCCTAAGAAGCTTGCATCTGATTATGTTACTATAAGTAATACTGGATGGTACGCTAAAATGTATCAGATTATGATAGCCGTTGCAGGTCAGGCAGTTTCTAAAGGCTATCCTATTACTGCTAAAGAAATCGAACAATTATGTAAGCAGTTTGACCATGATACCGGTAATTGGTATGAGAATCGGCCAATGGAAAAAGAGGCCAACAACGCACTAGAATATGTTTATAGAAATGGAGTCTTTAATGCTACCTGATGAAATGGAAGCCGAAAAGAATAGGAAGATCATTGTATCCCAGGCAGAGACTATTGAAATTTTAAAACGGAATGTTCGGGATTTACAAGAACAATTAAACAATGCTCATATTCGAATTAGAGAATTAACGGAGAGTAAATTATAATGAGTGAATATAAACATTTAGTTGATGAATTTCTTAAAAAAGGTGGGGAAATTAAAAAGGGTAAACCTATGAAACGAACTAAAGGTATCAGTGTTCAAAAAATGCAACTGGATGCTGAGACCACAGCTGGATGGGAACAGTTTAAAAAAAGTGAAGAAAATTATGAAGAATATCAAAAATACTTAAAAGGAAAAAGACGATGAAAGCAGGGAAAGTATGGGGTACTACAGAGCTTATTGAAGCTAATGGTGCTTTAGAGTTTCATCGTATTCAGATGAATAAAGGAGGTGTTTGCTCTAAACATCTTCATGAGTTCAAATGGAATGGGTTCTATGTCGAAAAAGGTGTAATGTTGGTTCGTGTCTGGCAGAAAGACTATGATCTGGTGGATGAAACTATTTTGTATGGAGGAGATTATACAAAAATCAAACCAGGTCTTTATCATCAGTTTGAATGTCTAGAGTCTGGTGTTGCATATGAGCTCTATTGGGCTGAGTTTAACCATAATGATATTGTAAGAGAAACAGTAGGGTTTATGGGCGATGAAATTTAAAGGTAGGGTCACAAAAGAGTTTATAGATCGCCGCAATAAGCAGGTCGAGGACGATGATCGCGATGAGGATATAGAATGGAAAGAACGCCAGTGGGACTTTGAATTCCCGGAGCGCCACCAATCTTCAATTGAAACTTCTGGACATGAGATCCATGAGGGATATGCATATGATACAGTACACAAATTTTTTGGACACTGCGATTTTAAACATGTAAATAGATTTGATCAGATACATATCTCTCCTTACATACAAAAATGCATTAACGAGGGAAAGATCGATCATATAGTGGCTTGGAAGTTTTCGCCCCATCCTTCCTTATGGCATAACACTTTGCAGGAAGGAGACGTAGTGTATTACGAGATATTAGATTACATTCCAGCTGATCACGTTTTAAAAAACTTAGAAGGGAAGATATTTGATTACGGCAAATATCTAAATGGCTAATGCATTATATTTTTGATATAGACGGAACTCTTACCCCATCCAGACAAAGAATGGACCCAGCCTTCAAGGAATGGTTTATGGAGTTCGCTACAAATAATAGGGTTTATTTTGCGACAGGATCAGATAAGGATGCTAGTGTAGAACAACTAGGATCGGACCTATACAACTTAGCAATTAGATCCTATAACTGTAATGGTAATGAAGTATGGGAGGGAGATGAACTCATCCGAGCTGAACCCATCGGATGTCTGGATGAACTGGATATAGATTTAAATCAAATTTTAAGTGAATCAAGGTTTCATATTAAAAAAGGTGGACACATAGAAAAACGGTCAGGGATGGTTAACTTTACTATTCCCGGCAGGCCAACAACCTTAGAAGAAAGATTTCTGTATAAACAATGGGATGAGCATAAAGGGGAAAGAGAATCGATGGTTGAAATTCTTTCCAGAAAATACCCAGGTTTAAGCTTTGGTATAGCCGGCGAAACGGGTATTGATATTATGTGGCGAGGAAGGGATAAGTCGCAGATTATACAAGACTTTGAGCCTAGTTTGGTTACTTTTTATGGTGACAGGATGCAGCCTGAGGGAAATGACTATACGTTGTCTCTAGAGGTAGTTAGGGGTGGTGGAGTAGTCCATCAAGTTAAAGGATGGGAAGATACTTGGAAGAGATTAAAAGAATTATAGGTATAACAGCCTCCACATTTGATTTATTGCATGCCGGTCATATTGCAATGCTTCGAGAGGCAAAAACTCAATGCGACTGGCTAATTTGTTGTTTACAAGTTGACCCTAGCTATGATAGAATAGAAAAGAATAAACCGGTACAGACCTTAGTTGAAAGATGGACCCAGCTCCAAGGTGTTAAATATGTTGATGAGATTATACCTTATCAGACCGAACGTGATCTGGAAGACATCCTTCAACTATTCAATTTAGACATTCGTATTATTGGCGAAGAGTACAAAAACGGTAAGTTCACTGGTCGTGCTATATGTTCTGCACGTGGCATAGAGATTTATTATAATAAGCGGGATCATAGATTCTCGACTACTGACCTAAGAAAGAGAGTGAGTGATAATGAACAGAGTAAGCGGCAGAACACTAGCAGAGGGTCTGACAAAGCTTCGTGAAGTACTTTATCGCCAAGGATATGAAATCCAAACTGGCTCATGGCAAGGCACCAAAGAGCCACCTAAGTTTCTAGAAATTCTCCACGCTGATCTGGTTGCACCAATGTACACAGATGCACAAAAAGCTTCTGATGAACTTGGTGCATCACAGCCGTGGGCAGATGTACACTTTAACGAACGTACTGGTGGTGAACCACTGAACCCACCACCATCACATACCATGTGGCTAAAAGATACGGACAAGTATATGTCTGCTAACCAAGCAGCATTTTCCCACTCGTATCCTGAACGTATGTGGGCACCGAGTATGGATGGTATTCGCTTTAAGACCGGTAACCTTGGTGATGCAGTAGAGTTACTGAAGAAAGATCCTACTACACGTCAGTGTTATGTGCCTATGTGGTTTCCTGAGGATATCGTAGCAGCGAACCAAGGTGAACGTGTACCGTGCTCGTTTGGCTGGCACTTTATGGAACGTGGTGGTCAACTGCACTGTTCGTATCACATGCGCTCGTGTGACGTCGTACGTCACCTACACAACGATCTGTACTTTGCCAATCGACTTACACAGTGGATGATTGACCAAAGTGGCATCGATGCTGAAGTAGGGTATTTACACTTTTCTTCCACATCACTACATTGTTTCGCAAACGATCGCTTTGCCCTGGGTCGATTGATAGGGGTATAATATGTCAAAGATGAACCCGGCTCTTCGAAAACCTGGTAATAATGAGATTTATACCCCTGAATGGTGCGCAAAGGATATGATTAATCATTTCAATCCTTCCGGTAAAATTTTAGAACCATGTAAGGGAGGCGGTGTTTTTACTAATCTTCTTCCAGGTGCTGATTGGTGCGAGATTAACGAAGGAAAAGATTTTTTTGATTATCATCATAAGGTAGATTGGATTATTAGTAATCCACCTTATTCTTTAATTAGATTATTTGTTTTACATTCCTTTGGTATCTGTGATAATATAGTATATCTGATTCCCACGTGGAAAGCATTCAATGCTTATGGGTTAGTAAAAGAAACCTCGAAATATGGAGGGATCAAAGAAATGAGACATTATGGGACTGGTTCTAAATTAGGATTTCCTATGGGGAATGGGATCAGTGCTATATATTGGAAACGGGATTATTCTGGTCCGATCTATACTTCGTTTTATGAGGAAATATAATATGTGTGGATTTATTGCAGCAGCATATACGGAAGTGAACGTCGAGGAACTATTAGAAGATATATCTTATAGAGGATTACCTGGCTATAAAGGTTATGAAGTCTTTAATAATGCTATTCAGTTTGGCCATTATAGTCTACCATTCGTCAATTTAGACCCAAAGGTAGCTATTCAGCCGCAGAATAAATCTTTATTCGTCGGCGAGATATTTAACTACGAAGAGTTGGGGTTTGTCAACGATATAGAATGTGCGTGGCAGACATTTTGGATTAGAGGAATCCGGGACTTTAATAGGTTCGACGGATTCTTCACTTATGTAACTATTGTCGATAATAAACTATTCGGTGTTACAGACCATCTTGGTATTAAGCCTTTATATTATCGTACAGATGTAGAAGCAATGGCATCAGAACCAGATGTATTAAAAGCTTTTGGCCCAGTTACACGTAACGAATTATTTCATTCTAATACTATGAAATGGGGCTATGATCCAACCGGTGGTACACCATGGAATGAAATAAAACAACTGCCACCTGGATGCTTTGTTCACAAAGGTCAGGTCCATAAGTATTGGGACTGGCGTATGGTAGAAACCGATAGACTACACAGTGACATGATAGAGTCAGTCGATCGTCGTCTTGGGGGTCAACGTGAACTCTCTATGCTGCTATCCGGTGGACTAGATTCTAGTATTATCCACGGCATCCTTACACAGGTCCTTGGTAAATCTGTTACTTGTATTCATGTACACAATGGCGAAGAAGACTATGCTAAGCTTATTGCCGATGATATGGTTGAAGTAACACTGGATGGTGTAACCGATGAAGAGTCGGTCCGCATTCACCAATCACCTGTAGATCTTGGTAGCACTAAGCCACAGATTGCAATGGCTCGTGCACTAAAAGACTTAGGATTCCACGCAGTACTTACTGGCGATGGTGCAGACGAACTATTCGGTGGTTACCGTCGAGCAAAAGAATATGATAGCCAAGCATCAGACGTCTGGTGTGAATTACCTTATTATCATCTGCCTAAGCTTGATAGAACCATGATGGAAAGTACTATAGAATTAAGAGCACCATTCCTATCACCCAAGATGGTTAAGCATGCTCTTGCGTTGCCATACGGACTAAGAAACGGTGAAAAGAAGGCATTGAAGCAAACATTTGGTTATTTACTTCCACCGGAAATTATTAACCGTGATAAACATCCACTAAAGACCGACAAGATTCGTAAAGAACCTATGTGTCAACGTCAACTAAACGAAAGCATTTGGAGTAAGCTCTATGGATAATTGGGACATAAGATATTTAAAACTCGCTGAACAAGTCGCATCCTGGTCTAAGGATCCATCGAGTCAGATTGGGGCTATTGCAGTTGGTCGAAAAGGCGAAGTACTAAGCACAGGATATAATGGATTCCCTAGGCATATAGCAGATGATGATAGGTATAAAGACCGAGAACAAAAGTACAAATACATCGTTCACGCAGAGGCTAATTGCATATATAATGCTACATACAATGGAGTAAGCCTTCACAACGCAACTATGTATGTCTGGGGGTTGCCATGTTGCTCCGAATGTGCAAAGGCTATAATTCAGGTTGGTATTCATAGAGTTATTATGAAGGGTGATGCTTTTAATCCTAGATGGAAAGAGTCGACGGAGCAAACCCTACAAATGTTTAAAGAAGCTGGTCTACAATGGGAATTCCTATAAGAGGTTTACATCGACCTAATAATATGATACAATTAAACCTAATATGGATTAGATAAAAGAGAGTACGATAAATGTCAATTATGGACAAGCTTAAAAAAAATAGTAAGATTAAGACTACAGAGGTCTTAGCAGATTCTAAGTTCTTTACCGAAAAAGATATGATCCCAACAGATGTGCCTATGATTAACGTGGCACTATCTGGTTCTGTAGATGGTGGCCTTACCCCAGGACTTACAGTCTTAGCGGGTCCATCTAAACATTTCAAGACCTCTTTTGCCTTGTTGATGGCTGAAGCCTATATGAGAAAATATCCAGATTCAGTTATGTTGTTCTATGACTCGGAGTTTGGTTCACCACAATCATACTTTCAACAATTCAATATTGACACATCCCGTGTTTTACACACACCTGTCGCGAACGTGGAAGAGCTTAAATTCGATTTAATCGGACAATTAGAACAACTTGATCGCGGCGATCGTGTGGTTATCGTTATAGACTCTATTGGTAACTTGGCATCGAAGAAAGAATTAGAGGATGCTCTAAACGAAAAATCTGTAGCTGATATGTCAAGAGCCAAAGCTCTTAAGGGTTTATTTCGGATGTGCACACCTTATCTGACTATGAAAGATATTCCTCTATTAGCGGTGAACCATACGTATCAAGAAATGGGTTTATTTCCTAAAGCTATTGTCTCTGGTGGTACGGGCATTTACTACTCCGCAGATAATATTTGGATCATTGGTCGTCAACAAGATAAAAAGGGTACAGAAATTCAAGGGTATCACTTCGTAATTAATGTGGAGAAATCGCGATATGTTAAAGAAAAGTCTAAGATTCCTATCACTGTCAGTTGGGACGGTGGTGTACGTAATTTTTCTGGTTTACTCGATTGTGCTCTTGCCGGTGGTTATGTTAATAAACCTTCTAACGGTTGGTACGCTGCAGTTGATAGAGAAACTGGAGAGATCGGCTCGAAAGTCCGGTATGAACAAACTTTAGAAAAAGAATTCTGGGATCCAATCTTCGCTGAAACTGATTTTAAAGATTTTCTAAAAAAGCAGTATAGTATTGGCTACCAAGCACCGATAGATATGGACACAATTGTGGAAGAGGTATAAGAATGTACGAAGAAGAACAATTTAAGTTTACATATAATAAATTTATAGATTTAGCCAATAATCTCTTAGAAGAAAAAGTTGATGCCATGATGGTTGCTGCTGTTATGTCTACTATTGGTATGTCACTTTATAGAACTTCTTTATCTGAAGAAGATTATAATAAAATGGTAAAAACTATGTTTGATTTAAGGGTTGAAGTAAAAACTTTTAACCCTAGTGAAGTGTTACACTAAATGAAAGAGAATATAGATTATGAATTAGTCCCTAACTCCGACAGAGACGATCACTGGAATATCCGAATCCTAACCGGAGAATTTGTTGAAACTGTTATTAGTTTTGGTGCAATAAAGGTGGCCGAAGACGGCGAGCATTTAAATTTTGACTTTTCGGTGGATTATTCCCCTGTTGGTGATTCTTCTGATAATGTGGATTTACAACTCACCGCAGGTTCGATACTATTAGGCATAATAGAAAATTCAATAAAGGAAAGCGATGAACGCTAACATAGAGCAAACAGTCCTGCGCAATGTGCTTACTAACGAGAAGTTCATGCGTAAGGTTTTACCGTTTATAAAGCCTGAATATTTCGATGGTGTTTATAGGCAGCTATTTAAAGAGGTTGCTAAGTACGTCGCCAAATATAATAGATTGCCTACACAGGAATCTTTTAAAATCGAGGTAGACCAGTCTGATAAATTTAATGACGAACAATATCAACATGCTGTAGAGATTATTCCAAACATATTTGCAGTAGAAGCTATTGATGATAAATGGCTCTTTGATACTACCGAGAAGTGGTGTCAGGATCGTGCTGTGTACAATGCCATTATGGAGAGTATAAGTATCATCGACGGCAAACATAGTACGCTAACTAAAAACTCTTTACCTGATATACTTACAAAGGCACTGGCTGTTTCTTTTGATACGAATATCGGTCACGATTATATTGAGAACGTAGCTGACCGATATGACTTCTACCATGAGGACTCACCCCGAATCCCGTTTGATCTTGACTACTTTAATAAAATTACTAAGGGCGGACTACTTAATAAGACGCTTAACATCGCTCTCGCGGGTACGGGCGTGGGTAAATCTCTTTTTATGTGTCACGTCAGTGCCGCGGCTTTAAACGATGGTAAGAACGTCTTATATATTACAATGGAAATGAGCGAAGAACGGATCGCGGAACGTATCGATGCAAATCTTTTGGATGTACCTATTGACCAGCTGGAAACCCTATCTAAGGATATGTTAGTCAATAAAGTTTCACAGATTGCTGCCAAGACTAATGGTAAATTAATTATAAAGGAATACCCAACAGGTCAGGCCCACACCAATCATTTTCGTGCTTTGCTTAATGAGCTAAAGCTAAAAAAGAACTTTATACCTGATATTATTTTCATAGACTATTTAAATATATGTGCATCCGCACGTATGAAAGGGATGGGAGGATCTATTAATTCTTACTCATATATTAAAGCTATTGCCGAAGAGATCCGAGGCCTTGCAGTCGAGTTCAACGTTCCGATTATCTCTGCAACGCAGACGACGCGTTCGGGTTATTCTAACTCGGATGTTGGGCTTGAAGATACGTCCGAATCTTTTGGATTACCCGCAACGGCGGACTTAATGTTTGCCCTAATATCAAATGATGAGCTTTCTAAAGATAATCAGATTATGGTAAAACAATTAAAGAATAGATATAATGATCCAAACATTAATAAGAGATTCTTAGTGGGTGTAGATCGGTCTAAAATGCGATTATTCGATTCAGAAGGATCCAGTGACTTAGTAGACGATACGCCTACATTTGATAAAACAGAAATGAATGAACGATTTAAGGAGTTTAAATTATAATGGCTAGATCATCAATGAAGACAGCTGGGATAGGCGTAACGCCTCTGGAAAAAATGTTAAATAAGCAACGGGCATTAGATAAAGGCAGGACCGTAGTCTATACTATTGCCAATCCAAATAAGGAACAGACTAATAAACCGTTTATAAAAGTTAAGGTTTCTCCCCAATCTCGATATAAAAAATTGAAAGAGGTATCATAAGTATATGCATGCAAAGCTTATCTCCTATAGCCAACCCGGCGGTCGTATCCACGCAGGCGAAGCGGCTTACAAGGGATTGGATAACATCCAAGACCTCGTCGCGTATTGTGCCCGTGTCTCCAACCCGTCGAACCAGGCTAACACCAAAACAACGACAAAGCTACTCGACTACCTCATCAAGCACAAACACTGGTCACCCTTCGAAATGGCATCAGCCTGTATTGAAGTCGAAACCACAAGAGACATCGCAAGACAGCTCCTCCGGCACAGATCGTTTTCATTTCAAGAGTTTTCTCAGCGGTATGCTGATATTCGTGATCTTGATGATGATTTTGTTATAAGAGATGCTCGCTTACAAGATCCAAAGAATCGACAGAATAGTATTGATAATGAAAATATTGAACTTCAGCAAATGTGGAAAGGGTATCAGCAAGGTGTGATCAACACAGCAAAAGCTGCATATAATTGGGCAATAGAAAATGGAATCGCAAAAGAACAAGCTAGGGCAGTTTTGCCTGAAGGTAATACAGTTAGTAGGCTCTATGTTAATGGTACTATTCGCTCCTGGATACATTATGTCGAGCTACGTTCGGCAAATGGAACCCAGAAAGAACATATGGAATTGGCGAGGGAGGTAGCTCGAGCTATATCTAAAATCTATCCAAAAATGGTAAACTTCATGAAGGAGGAATAAATGGGAAAAAAGCTGTCTACCTTCTATAAGGATGATAAATCAGAATACTGTGAAATACACGTGGACTATAAAGAGGAATACTTTTATCTTAAATATTATAAAAAGGATTCCGCTAAGTGGTTTCACAAAGAAGATTTCATCGGGAAGTCTTTGAGATATGTAGAGGATGCAGCGGAAAACTGGGCTTTAGGGATTAAAAAAATCGACCCCCAGTATGATGGAACGCTACTTTAGTGTTTACAATGTTAGATAATTCTATTATAATGTGCTATGTGAAATTAAGAAAGGTAATCCATGTCAGAAAATTGGGTAGCAGATATTAACAAAATGCACGATAAGTTCGGCGTGCACGAGTGGTTTGAAAAGAATAAACACGATAAAGAACTAATGCAGACTTATCTCCGCTTCCGCCTTAATATGGTAGAGGAAGAGCTGGATGAAACCCGTGAGGCTATTGATAACAAAGATCCCGAAGAGATTGTAGATGGACTAATCGATCTATGTGTCTTTGCTATTGGTACACTAGACGTATTCGGTGTAGATGCATGGAAGGCTTGGAATGAGATCTGGATAGCTAATATGAAAAAATCGCCTGGTGTAAAACCTGGCCGCCCTAATCCATTCGGCTTACCGGATCTGATTAAACCGGATGATTGGGTTGGACCAAACCATAATGACAACCACGGCAACTTCTCATTAGCTGTTGGGGATTAATATGAAAGAGTCATTGAAAATATTACAGCGTGCTGCAGAGATCCAGAACCAAAAAGGTAACGATTACCAGAATCCAAAGTCACGTGTTCGACAAGCTATGTACTATCCACGTGGATGTGCTACTATCCTGGACATTATGACTGGCAAGATGCTTCGCCTGCAGTCTGTTATGGAGTCTATGGAATTAGATCCTGATTATGAACCAAACTTCGAGTCATTAGAAGATTCTATCGTCGACCTTATTAACTATGCTTCCTTCTTTGGTGCATATATGAAAGGTGGCATCGATGGTCAAGATCCTAGACACGACTTCTTAAACCGTCCTCTTAAAATGCCAGGTGATAACAGCGAATGAAAATAATATTATTTAATTTTTTTCCTATAAAATGAAAAAAGGGGGTTTACAACTCCCTAAAAATAGTGTAGTATTCTCGTGAATATAAGGCTAAATAACCATGAAACGTAAGATAATAAACACAGCGAGCGGGTTAATTACCATGGGAATAGCAGCAGGATTATTTGCGACAGCACTAGCACTTCGTCCGGATATAGATCCGGAACAACATAAATGTATGGCTCTTAATATTTACCATGAAGCACGTGGTGAAGTCTCAGAGGGCCAAATAGCAGTAGCGCAGGTCACTGCTAACCGAGCCAAAGATCAACGTTGGCCAGATACTATTTGCGGTGTGGTATATCAGGATAAACAATTCAGTTGGACCCACATGATTAAGGATCATACTCCGACTGATGAAAAGGCTTGGGAAAAGGCCCAGGTTATAGCACGAGACGTTATGATAGGAAATGTAGAGGATCCATCGTTTGGGGCAAATCATTACCATGCTAATTGGGTTAATCCAGCTTGGGCGAAGGAAATGAAACTGGTTCGGGTAATAGGTTCGCACCTATTCTATGAATAAGGATTTATATGTTACACCATGCATTCAAGTCTGTAAGATTGGTCCGAATAGGACATGCATTGGGTGTGGCAGAACGATAGATGAGATAACAGAATGGATTTCATACGACCATGAAAAACGTATGGAAATAATGAGGAGACTTGGATATGGCAAAAGAAAAAAACGTCGTCACAATCGATACATCAACCTTGATGATTGACTCATCAGATTTTGAGGATTATAAGGATTGGCCCAAAGAGGGTTATGAAGATACCGAATATACGTTTACTCTCGTTCCAAATATTGATTATAAATTCAATGAAGCAGAACTAATCAAAGAATTTAAGGAGTACGTCGATAGCACATATGGTCAGCACTATGCAAAAGAAAAATTCCAAGCTACTGAATTTATTGTTGATGGTGGACATGGCACGGGTTTCTGTATTGGCAATGTCCTCAAGTACGCACAGCGGTACGGTAAGAAGGGTTCTTCTGCAGACGCTAGAAAAGACTTAATGAAGGTATTACACTATGCCCTCATCCAGCTCTACGTACACGATAAAGAAGTATAAGAATATCACCATAGCATACGACGAGAATTGGAAAGTGATAATTATGTCACGAAGTAAAAATATAGTTTTATGGTATTTACAATTTCTCGGATATGTGATTAAATAAAGAAGTAGACGTTATAAAGGTTATATGGACCTGGGGGCGGTACCCAGCAGCTCCACCAAAAACACACTTCGCCTATCTGCACAATAGGTGTGGTGCAGCACACAACCCTTAGTCGGGCCAAGAAGGTGTGTTTTTGATGGGGCTGAAATAGGATCGACATGTAGTCCAGTTTACAAAACACAAATGCAAACGATAATTTTGCACCATCTGGATTTGCTCTAGCAGCATAATCACAGGGGGCGGCCACTGCCTAGCAACAGAAGTGTGGCGAATAACAAATAAAGGAATAACAATTATGGAAATTCTAAACAAAGTAAAAACATGGGCAGGGGCACTAGCAGAAGTCGGTATTAGTATCGCAGCTCTTATGATTGTACTAGAAGTCTTGGGACTTGGTGCAATTCCGTTTCTCCCAACAGCTAGCGTAATTACTAATGTTAGCGGTATCATCGCGATGTTAGGCGCTCAAGGACTAGTTGGTTTGATCGCAGTTTGGGTTCTATATGAGATTTGGAACAAAAAGTAATAATAGGAAATAATAATGAAAAAGTTACTTATCACATCCGCAATCGCTACATCGTTCGCCGGCGTAGCATTTGCTGAAGACACAACGGCCAGTGCAGGGCCAACTATTTCTGGCGAAGTCGGTATAACTTTAGCAGAAACTGCAGCCGGCGACATGGCCGGATCTATGGGTCTAGACCTTGGCATCGATGCTGCAGGTTTGGCTAACATAGACCTAGACTTTAGTGCAACAGATGGCAATGCCGTTGTACTAGATAACTGGACCGTAGGCACATCAGTTGCTGGTATCGGTCTTTCTATTGGTGACGACAACGGGCTTATGCCCGATGCAGAAGGAAACCAGACACTGGCTAAACCTGCCATGGCAGAGTCAGTGAAAGTGGAAGTAGCTGGTGCATCAGTAGCGGTAGGATTTACTGATTGGGGTACCGATCTGACAGATCTTAGCAATTTGCAAGGTTCTTACACACTCGGTGTAATGGGCATGGATGTTACTGCAGCTCTGGACTACAACTTTGATACCGAAAACACTGTACTTGGTGCAGGTGTTAACGGGTTCGAAGCAGCTGGTTTAGGAGTTGGTGGGGCACTTTCATATGATATTGATGCAGAGAAACTTGGCTTCGAAACAACTGCGTCAATTATGGGTGCAACAGCTTACTTGAATGGTGATACTGATGAAACACTACAAAACATAGGTGGTGAATATGTTTATAATCTTGGCGGAGCAGAAGTAAGCGCTGGCGCCAATTATAATTTTGATGCAGAAGAATTTAAGCCCAGCGTAGGTCTTACATTCTCCTTCTAATATTATCATAAATATTATTATCGGGTTGTCACGTAATAGACACGCAGGGAGCCACGGTTAGCTCCCTATTTTTTATAGAGGAGAATATAATGTATGGAAGATATAGTATTATAAGAACTGCAATATTTCTAGCATGTTTTATTTTTGCTGGAACAGCATTAAGTGCTCAACAATTAGAGCCTCCTGCTAAGCCTGAATTACCCGAACCTGAAACTCAACCGGGCGGGAAGGGTGTTTTAATCCACGCACCTTGTGATTATTTCCCCATTGTATTCGACATTCAAAAGAATAGTGACGAAAGATTAATGTTTGTAGGTAACGGAGCTGTTAAGGAATATTCTAGCAATAGGTATTTTAGAGGTGCAGTTGCTGTTTGGTGGAATATGGAAACCAAAAACGCTTCTATTACAATTCAGTTTCCCGATGGTATGATATGTTTACTTTCCCCTGCAGGGAACTTCCAACCCTGGACCGATCCCCAGCCCTGGGAGCCCCCAAAAGTAGATAAACAAAGTTTCTAAAAAATTTTTGTATAAATACGAAAGACTAATAATTCATAAGGGAAAAATATTATGAAGAGACTTCTGTCCGCAGTTCTCTTCGTTATGGCATCATCTGTTGTTCAGGCCCAAGTCGCTAATGACGCAGATGGTAATTTTGATAGTACTAGCTATGTAGAAACAAACAATGATAGTACTACAACCACAACTAGCACTGTAACTACTGATAATACGAATACTAATGATACGACGATCACTAGTACAAATACAAATACTAATACAAACACGAATACTAGTACTGTAGATAGTACAACCACTTCGACAAACACGAATACGAATACTAGTACGACAAATAATACAAATACTAATACTAGTACAAATACTAATACGAATACTTCGACTATAGATAACACTACCACTAGCACGGTCAATAGCACTTCTGATAATACATCTAGTGTGACTACGGATAACACCAACACAAATACTAGTACAAATACCAATACCAATACGAATACTAGTACAAACACCAATACAAATACTAATGTTAATACAAACAATAACACTAGTAATACTACCATGAGTAGTACGTCTAGCAATACTAATGCCAATGTAAATCAAAATACATCTACATCAGACGTTACTCAAAAGATTGAATCCCCACCGCCATCAGCAATAGCACCTACCATTATGTCAGGTGGTAATGACAACTGTACAGTGACATGGTCTAGTTCTGTGCAAACCCAAATACTTGGGATGAGCGGTGGTGGGCACATAAGAGATATAAACTGTGAGAGACTAAAGAACTCTAAAGCTCTTTATAATATGGGTATGAAGGTTGCTGCGGTAGCTTTAATGTGTCAAGATGCAGCGGTATTCAACGCTATGAGAATGGCTGGCACCCCTTGCCCATTTGATGGTACTATAGGAGACCAAGCACAGGCACTATGGGATGAATTCCCAGAAGAAAAACCTATTCCACAAACAGAAGAAACTACACCCCATGCTAAAGCAAACACTTTCATCGGTCTTGGTATGCTCTTGGCTCTTCTCGCAATACTCTAGCGCGCAGGACCTAACCCAACAAGATATTGATATGGGAACGCTGTATGCTGCTCCATCGAATCCTGATGATCTGTTGGAATATAATGAACGCACATATATGGAACAGCTGATTGATAATAATGTTACTGCAACTACGACTGGAGACGGTGGGTTTTTAGGAACGGGATGGTTTGAAAGTGAAAATACAACTTACTCTATAGACTCTTGGACAGCCACAACTGGATGTTTAGATCCTTCAGCTTCTAATGGCGGAGATGGATCTTGGGGTGGAACGTCTGGTGGTTCATGTGCTAATATAGGTACTAATGGTGATGGAGCTATTCGTTTCGGATACAATAATACAATAGTTTCTCAAACACAAGACATTATAAATGATGCTTTAAAAGTTGCGGGTGTTCAAGTTGTTGGATACTTATGGCAGTGGAAAGTTAAAAATTACAATGCTAATGATACAAGCGCAGTTCAAGTCAATAATCAAGACCCATTATATGTAAGAGTCATTGTCAAAGATAATGATGGAAATGTCCTTGATGAAAGAGAGTGGGATTACTCATATTCAATAAGTGACTGGGAACAAAAAAATGGAATGCAGTGGTATGATCCTTTTTTAATGGGCGATAAAGTTGATACACTTACGCTAGAAGTTGAGGGTAAAGATGCTGGTTACTGGGCTGGCTACTGGGGTCCAGAGTTTAGAGAAGCTGGTATCTATTCCATCTTTGTTTATAAAGAACCATTGGATTGTAGTGATCCTTTGAATGATGCTAGATGCCCTGGATATGCTACGGCACTACAAGAACAACAAGAGGCCATGTTGGCCGAACAACTAGCAATGGCGGAGATGACAAATGACACAGGAACAATTGAAGAAGTTAATGAAACTCCACGTACTGAGAAAGTTATTGAAGAATCTCAGCCAGGACCAGAACCAGTAGTAGAGGTAATAGAAGATGCCATTGAAGAAGTGTTGGAAGAGCCCATAGAAGTTGCTGGCGATCTTGAACCAGATATATTAAATGACACTGTGGCGGAAACTGGAACGAGCCCAAGGGTACGGATTAATCCGTTGGATGTGGCTAGAGGCGCTGTTGCTGACGCTGCTGCCGCGGCCAATAATGCCATAAGCAGTGCTACAACATCATCTATTCAATCAGACCAACAATCCACTAGTTTTGTAATGGAGCAGGCCCAAGAGTCTGCTGAACTATCCTTTGAAATGGAGGAGCAATTAATAGAGAACGTACAGTCAATTGCTTCTAATGTTTCACAACAACAATTTGCAGCTTTAAATTTAGAAGAGAATGTTTTGCAGTTAGAAATAATTGTGGATGATGTAAATGTAGAAACCGCAAATGATATTTTAAATAATATTATAAGTCAAGTAACATCTCCTACATTCGAACTTAAACTACCAGAACCAAAAGAAGAAATTGCTGAACCTATGAGTACTATGGAAGAAGCCGAGCTGGTAGCAAAGGCATTTGAAGGCAGTGATGATGAAGATGCACGATCCGCACTTTTAGGATATAACCCATTATTCAGCCAATACCAACAACTTCAAATGGCTGACGCAGATTTTTATAAACCAAAGGAGATTTACCCAAACCAAAAAAATCATGATAACCCAAATTCAAGATTCTTTAACGGGGCAAGTGACGAAAAACATAACGCACTAGTAAGGATGCAATACGACAATAGATGAACTGTCTTTTAGGGTTGGCGCTGTCACTCCATTTGAATATGGATGACGGCTATAATATGATTCATCCATATGCCACATGTGAGCGAGGTCGTTATAATTACGGATTACTTGTAAATAGTGAAAAGAAAATAGGTAATTATTTAAGTTGGGATCTAAATGATAACATTGAATTGGGATTTATGACGGGATACACTTCAGCCCACATAGTTCCAATGGCTAGATTTAAAGCTGGTAACTTTTTTGCTATGCCGGGGATAGAAGATTATAAGTTAAAGGGTATAGTAGCAGGAATAGAAATACCATTAGGAGAAAGATAAATGGCAGAATTTGAATTTGCTGGCACAACATTCAGGGGCGGAAAAATGTTTGCCGTTCTGACGGCATTATCCACGTTAGGCGGTGCAGCTTGGGCCGGCTTTGAGTTCTACAAAGACTACATGGATATGAAAGAGATTATACAAGAGATTGACATCGATGCTATAGCTGCAGAGAATGCTTTAGTGATACAAAAGCTAGATGAGTCTATGCTACGGATTGATGAAGCAATAACGTATACCAGAGATATTAAAAACGATCTAAAGGACGACCTGCTGAAGATGGAAGGTACCCTTGATCGTTTAGATGCTAAGGTAGATGAATCAGTTGATAAGACAAAGGATTCAATCGAATCATTTGAAATTAAGACCGAAAATACTATAGATAAATTTGAGAATAAAACAAAACAACAATTGGCTGAAGCCGCGGCTGATCTAAAAGAAGCTCAAGACGAACTAGAGGTAATGTCGAACAACCTAAAACTAGAGCTTGAAAAGATCAGAGATACTATGGGCGAAATTAGATCAGAAACTTCCGCTACCTTAAGGGAGGTGGAAATGACTATGAGAGAATCTGAAAAAGATACACGTGACGTTATGAAAGAGACGACCGCTGATCTAGAATTTAAAATGGATGATCTTGAAACCGAAATCAAGAAAACAATTGAAGAGGCTTTAGACAATCCACTTAATGACTAGGAGGTATTATGTCTATTGAGAGATGTTATGAAATGTCGCAGTTGGCCGGCATTGCTTATTTGGATGGGAAAGAAGCCAAAAAGCTTTATAAGAAAATGGGATGGAAAGGTCACAAGTTCATCGAAGTGAAAGGTGCGCAGTGTCATGTAATTTGGGACGATAAGGAAATGGCTATATGTTTTAGAGGCACAGAGCCAGACGAATTTTCTGATATTAAAGCAGATCTAAATGCCTGGCCTGATGCAGCACACAATGGCCATGGTAAAGTCCACAATGGATTCCAAGAAGAAGTTAATAAAATTTGGCACAACATTCTAGAGGTCATGGAAGCCCAGAAGTGTTACCATTTGTATATCTGTGGTCATTCTCTGGGTGGTGCAATGGCTACTATCGCAGCAAGCAGGTTGGGTGATAAAGTTACTGGTCTATACACATACGGCTCACCAAGAGCAGGAAATGCTGAATGGGTGAAATCAATTAAAGCCCCACATTATAGACATGTAAATAACAATGATATAGTTCCTAAGGTTCCGTTTAAATGGATGGGATATAGACATCATGGGGAGTTGCGCTATATAAACTTCTATGGAAACATTAGGAAGATGACAAGTTGGCAAAGATTTAAAGACGGTTGGCGTGGTCGTATGGCAGCATGGAAAAAAAGACAACCTTTCGATGGAGCGAGAGATCATGGCATGTCGAATTATATCAAATATTTGGAGAAAGAAAATGGCTGAAGAAAAACAAAAAATGATCGAAGCGGTGGATCATCCGGAAGGTAAGTTTGAGCTTGCAATCCGAATTTTAGGGAACGAAGTGCTCGGACTACAAATGAAGGTGGATGACTTTAAAATGAAATGGCTACTGATTGGTATATTCAGTATCGCAGTTCTTATGTGGGTCATGAGTTTGTTTGGTCCAGCTATTATGAGTACATACGGAGGAATCTAATGGAAGTGCTATCAAGAATGTTCGGTGACACATTATGGATCTATACAGCCATTGCTGGATCTCTAGTGGGTGCAGCATTTTTGGCATGGTTTAGAAATACCCGCGCTGCTTTATGGCTTATGTCTAAATTTGACAAGCTATTGGATTATCTTGTGGATAGGTTTGGTTGGGACTGGTTACAGGATGATCCTGATGCCTGGCGTAAACGCTATCCCAAGGTAACCAGTAAAATAGACAGCATAGAAAAACGATTGGAGGAAATCGAAAATGGATTGGGTAAAAAGTAGAATGAAGGAAAGAACCTCATGGGATGGGGCTGCCCTGGTAGCTTTAGGTCTTATGACTTTGTTTCTAGCCCCACTCGCTAAGATAGCCGCAGGAATAGCTATTGCCTATGGTGCTTGGACTATCTGGAAAAAAGAATAAAAAAATTCGAAAAAAATGAAAAAAGTCAGGGGGGAGGGGATTTACATTTGAACTGAAATACATTATATTAGTATTATCAAAGGAGATAATACAATGTACACTTTCGGTTCGAATGATGTTTTCTCAGACCTCGTAAAAGATGTTTATGGAACTCGTGACCCCGCCAGAGACGGCGGTCACCTTTCTAGTTTCTATCACGAATGCGACGAAGTTAAACAGCAGATGTGGGACGAACTTTGCTACCAACTCGAAGCGAATACTAAAGCTGAAAAGCTCTTCGAAAAAGAGTGTATCGAAAAGTTCGAGGCTCGGATCAAAGACGTAATGGGTCTTGGTGCTATCGATCGCCTCACCGCTATCAGATGGATTATTGGTCCTGAAAAGTTCTATCACATTCAAGACGTAGAACATTTTGTTTGGGAACAAGGTATCCTATTCACCCCTTATGGTAAGAAACTTATCAAAGAAATCGAAGCCGTAGTAGAATACGAGGAAATGGTATAATGGGAGTTACATATAATGGAAAAAAATACGATGACCGCCATGGAGGTCCTTGGGATCGCGGATCTGCTGATTCGTATTATCGTCGTGGGTTTAATCCTCACTTTTTTTGCAGCGCAACTTATCAAAGTAATCGGGTAGATGAAGGTGAAATGAGCGCAGATGAACTTGAAGCCTATCGCGCTGGGTATGACTATAATGAAGAGATGGGTTACTATAAGGAGTGGTAATATGAATATTCGTGGTATTGAAAATCTTCCTCTGGCAGAAGCAAAAGAGCTTGGATTAGAGTATTTAAAACAGCTTAAGGTCAAGAGGACTAAAATGTTCCGCTTGACTAAAGACATCAACGAAGCCCCTAATTCAGCCGAGGTGTCTCGGATACTTTGGATGTTAGAACTAGCCGGATCTGGAGATGGAGTTATTGGTTCGGCATTTAAAGGCCACTACAAGTACAATGCCTAGTATAATCATTGGAATAAATCCTACTAAGGCACAGTACCGTAAAGGCTGTGCCTGGTATCGTCTACAGGATTGGATTGATGAATTGGATGTGGGCATTGTAGCCTTTACCAATCTATCCCACGATCCACACTGGGACAAGCGCACGCTCGACCGCGAGCACGTACTCGCGTGCGTACGCGGGCACGATAAAGTAATAGCATTAGGTGGTTTAGTCTCTAAGGTACTAACTAAACTTGGTGTGGATCACTTTACCTTACCCCATCCATCGCCCCTCAACCGTCAAATAAACGACCCTAAATTTATTTCAAATAAATTAAAAAAATGTCGTAATTATTTGAATTAGGGGGTTTACAAATGAATCGAAATACGACAAGATAGTATCTATCAAATAGGAGAATATATTATGGCACATATGGTTGAAACTATGGCATACGCTGGCGAACTACCTTGGCACGGTCTTGGTGAAAAGGTCTCTAACGATCTTACACCAATTCAAATGATGAAAAAAGCTGGAGTGGATTGGGAAGTTCACGCAGTCGAGTCATTCGTAGAATTCAATGGCGAAAAAATGCCCACCGGTCAAAAATCACTTATCCGTGGTTCAGACGGTCGCATCCTCACCAACATCGGTGAAAACTGGAACCCAGTCCAAAACGAAACCGCCTTCGAATTCTTTTCAGAATTTGTTCTTGCTGGTGATATGGAAATGCACACAGCAGGTTCATTACGTGATGGTGAATATGTTTGGGCACTGGCAAAGGTCAAGGAATCATTCGACGTATTCGGCGAGGATACTATCGATTCTTACTTGCTCTTTAGTAACCCCCATAAGTATGGCAAATCAATCGATGTTCGCTTCACACCAATCCGTGTGGTTTGCAACAATACATTGACTATGTCACTGGAAGCCGAATCTAAAAATAGTGTACGTCTTTCTCACCGTACTGAGTTTAATCCAGATATGGTAAAAGAAACACTTGGCATCGCTCACGAGAAATTTGCTAAGTACAAAGAAATGGCTCAGTTCCTTGGTTCACGTAAAACCTCTGCCGAGTCACTTATCGAATACTATAATTCAGTATTCCCAAATACTTCTCGCACAGAAATGCCAAAAGAAGTTAAAGCTTACGAGGATCTTTCTCGCAATGCTAAACTCTGCTTTGATGTTCTTGATACCCAGCCAGGTGCAGAATTTGCACAAGGTACTTGGTGGCAGGCCTTCAACTCAGTAACCTTTGTTACCGATCACGTACAAGGTCGGAACAAAGATAACCGCCTCCACTCTCAGTGGTTTGGTCAAAACGCAGCACGTAAGGTTGTTGCAGCAAACAAGGCAGTCGAACTGGCGACTGCCGCTTAATCTAAGGAGATACATTATGGAAATTACGGAAATTATGCTTAAAAGTCAAAAGTATGGCGATCTTGCACTGGACGTGATGCGTTATCAGCCCATGTCAGAGACGTATGTATGTCAGATCATCGCTGATGATAACGGTGACCATGATTGGCTACTAGTAGATAAACACAATATTGAGATTGAACATGGGGATGAGATGTATCTTTATACCGACACTGCTGATTACGTCAGCGGCGGAAATTTCGTTCAACCAGTAAATAACGACCGCGAGAACGATTTACTTGCTGAAAGCCTTCCGACTAATAGATTTACTTGGGATAACTATGAAAAGTTCTACCAAGAATCTATTAATAATAATCTAACCTTTGCAACCTTTAATGATTTCGCTAATCACTTTGATATTCAAGGGTTTAGATTCTGTCCCAAGATTACGGACACAAATAAAATGAAACAAAATAAAAATTTAGCCAAAAAAGGCGCAAAACGTCTTAAAATTAAACGTGGTGTCGATTTTGCAGATATCATTCTCGAATATCGGAATGCTGCTTAACCATGACCAAGTACGTGCACGATAACCATGTTCACGTATACTATTTGTCTGAGGGGGTTTACGGAACAACCTTAAGGCAGTATAGTAAAGACGATGGCGTTCCTGCATCTAAGATAACCTTGGATGCAGACGCTGTGGTTAAATTCAAAGAGATGCTTGCAAGAGGAGGATGGTATGAATCAACGGCGGGGTAAAACACATAAGGCAGCATTAGGTGACGGTCTGCAGGATATGAAACTAAAAATGTTTTTCAAAGATTGCGCAGAGGTCTTAGATGCTGACGGTCAGGAGGATGCCGCCTTTTACTTCCATCAAATTGTAGAACACCTTATGGCTGGTAAGTCCTTACCACATGATAATAAAAGGGAGGCGGCTCGTATTCTAGGGGTATAAATAAATCGTCTTTTAATATTAAGGATGATGATATGTCAACTACTAAACTCTGGAAAAAGGTAAAAAAAATGGACCTAGGAAATCCTGTAATCACCGCCCTTGTAGGGTTGGTGATTTTTTATATTGGCCTCAAAACATTCTCGGGAGGTATGAAGTCGATGGGTAATATGGACCACCTTCAGTTCTTTTTAGGTAATCCAATTTATATGTTCGTCGGCGGAATAGTCATGACTCTTTTGTGGCAATCCTCCTCTCTTTCAACTACAGCTATTATTGCATTAGTTGCATCTGGGGCTTTACCTCTTCCAGCTGCAGTTGCAGCAGTTCTAGGGGCTAATATTGGTACCACGGGTACGATATGGCTAGCTGGCTTTTTTGTTTCAGACGGATGGCCTAGAGGTGATACCCTTCGAATAGCTATGGCACATACTGGAATGAATTTAATAATGGCATTGATGCTTCTACCATTTGTTGGGCATATAGCAAAATATCTTTATAAATTTTAAAAAAAGGGGGTTTACAATCGATTTGAAAAGCGGTAGAGTAGTATTATCAATAAGGAGATACCTCTATGATTATTAAGTCTGACCGCACAAACTCTTATATCGCAACTGTAGATCTGAAAGACCCCGATGACCAAGCTTGGATCAAGGCAATCCGCAAGACCGTAAAAGAATCCAATGAATTCCAAAAGTCTAAAGGTAGTTCAAGACGTCAGTATGTAAAGCTTCAAGGTCGGGGCCATAGAATGGGTAATCGTCGTTACAATGTATCCCTTCCCCTTTCCTTCGCTGAAAAAGCAGACATATACGTTTACGATCGGTAATTCAAAACCCGGGTCTTTCCCCGGGTTTTTTGTGTCTTATAAATACATAAATACAGTTAAAAACAAGTAACGGTAATGCTTCGATTCAGAGATTTTTTAACGGAAAGACGTAGTATGTATTCACCTATGACACGTGCTCAGTGGCTAAAAGTAAAGGCGCGTACCACTGACGTGCGGTTGGACATTTTAGCACAAGCTATAAAAGATGGGAGTGCAATCCCAGATGTAAATGGTAAGGATGTTTCTATACCTAACACTAAAGCAAATCTAGATGCTATTGAAAACTTTAAATCTAGCAAAGATCAATATTTCATTCTTACCCTTGCTGATAAATCTAACATACTTTCTAACACACTGGGTAAAGCGCCGATATTCGGAGGCGCAGGACAAGGAGCTGGTGCGACAGGTGTTACCGCTAACGGAGAAGCCCTTCAGTGTTTATATCTTGCTGCACTGATAGGTGAAGGGGTAAAGAAGGAATTTTCACATTTTACTCCTGAAGTCCTGAAGAAATATTCTACAGTTATCGATACCGATCGTACATTTGAAGATATGATGAGCGCTGCAGAAGGTTGGCACATATCTGCATACGTATCAGGCAAGGCATTGATTGATAAAAAATATGTGGGGAAGGATCACACTTTCCATAGAGGCTCTACTAAAATGAATGAAATCTATAAAATGAAAACGAAAGCTTTTAGGGCGGATGGGAAACCCCAGTTGGCAGGCGATAAATGGAACCCTGGAGATATATGGGCGATTAAGAAAACCATTAATCTATCTACTAAATTGGATGCTACTAGTGTACAGAATCTTAATTCTACAATTAAGCAGGCTTTCATAGATCGGGACATTGTTGGTATTTCTCTAAAGCAGATTAATAAACTTACTACCAAAGCAAAGTTAACCGATTATAATTTGGATGGCGTGGAGCTTGGTAAACATACCTATGATCATTCTATTCTTAAAGCCTCTACTAGAAACGCTACATTCTGGTCATCAAAAGGCGGATATATATTCTTTGATCGTCAAAAGAAAATGGATGTTAGAGCCCCTACTAATTTAGGTCCACTAAACGTAGAGATTCAAGGAACTGGCGCAAGAGGTGGACGTAGTGGATATGGTTCAATTGAATACGCTGCGAAGGAGTATTTAGGTGTAACATTAAAAACTAACGATCAGCTTAAAACTGCTTCGCGAGCAATGCTAGGTGGAAAGAATGAAACTTCGGCAAAAGCGCTTTGGGAAAAAGCACATTCAATTCATTCGGATATAGCCTGGGAGCCGTTTTGGGAGGAACTAAAAAAACAAAGTGTTGATCGGATTCATGCTAACTTGGGTGCTACAGAAATAATCTATGCAGTGGATCAAGCAACTAAAACAAAACGGGATCAGTTTATTTCTTATCTAGTTAATCTGGCCGGATCTAAAACCTCTGATTCTTCAGTATATGTAAAAGTGGAGGCTGGAGCATAAATGGCACAGTTCAGTCAAAAACGATACGATTTCTTTAATCCTACAAATAATGATTTGTATGAAGTAATGATGATTGCTAATAAGAATGGTCTTGTTGTTAATTCTGACAACCCCTTTCCTGTTACTATGGGAAGTGGAGGCCTTAGTGGTGGTACTATTTCTGCTAAGCCTTGGGGCTTAGATGTTTCACAAGGTAATGTGACTGGTCATTCATTTGTTCATAAATTTGGTGCTGTTCCAGCAATGAGTAACAACCAAAGTGGGTCAGTCTGGGATGTTAACGATACTGATTATCCTTGGTCAGCATTCGATACTCCAGGTATAATTACAATTGCAACAACAGCTGCAAATGGATCTACTGTTACGACAGATAATGGATTGAATGTTGTTATTGAGGGATTGGATTCTGATTATGCTCCTGCAACAGACACACTTACAATATCTGGAAGCACTGCAACTGGCACAACGACATTCAAAAGAGTATTCAGAGCTTATGTTACTGATGGTTCAAGTTCTAACACTTCACAGATCCGTATGAGTCGTGGAGCTACTGAGGTTGCAAGAATTAATATTGGTAAAAGCCAAACTCTTATGGCTGTGTATACAATTCCTGCTGGCAAGACAGGATATTTAATGCAAGGAACAAGTTCAATTCAATATGGAGCGGATGCAACCGGCGACATGTTTGTCAGATATTTTGGTCAAGATACATTTAGAGTTGGTCATTCATTTGAAGTTTCTGGTGCAGGTGGATACTATAACTTTAGCTTTGGTTTTCCAATTCCTGTACCACAAAAATCAGACATTGATGTAAGAGCTTCAATGAGAACAAACAATGCTCGGTTAACAGCTTCATTTGATTTATTATTAGTTGACAATTAATGTTGACTTTATTGTAACGAGGTAGTATAAAGATTACATGGAAAACTTTAGCTCATATATAACAGAACAGAAAAATACACACATGACTCATATTGAGGACAAGGTCCTCTATGGAGGTGTCAAAGGAACACGGGATGCTATAATGGCTCTTCGGAGTCTAAGAGATATGTTAAGAGGTGAGCATGACGGTAATGTATCTGTTAAGTGGGATGGCGCTCCTGCTATTTTTGCTGGCACTGATCCACGTGACGGCAAATTCTTTGTCGCCAAAAAGGGAATCTTTAATAAGAATCCTAAGGTCTATAAATCTGATTCTGACGTGGATGCTGATACTAGCGGTGATCTGGCTGTTAAGCTTAAGCTCGCACTAAAGCATTTACCAGAGTTAGGAATTAAAGGTATTATCCAAGGTGATTTTTTATATGGACCAGGGGATATTAAAAGGAAAAAAATTAATGGTGAGGACTATATTACTTTCCACCCTAATACTATCGTCTATGCTATACCTGCTAGCAGCCCTTCTGCTGCAGCGGTCAGAACCGCGAAAATCGGAATTGTTTGGCACACAACTTATAGATCATCCAATCCAAGTGGAGGTTTTGCCACCTATAGGGCAGACTACGGCGTCGATGTTTCCTCGCTAAAGAAAAGTAAAAATGTTTGGTCACAAGATGCAATGTTAAGGGACCTAACTAAAGCAACCATGAGTAAAAAGGACACAGATGATGTTAACGCGAATCTTTCCGAAATTGGCAAACTATTTAACCAGATCGCCGGATCAACCCTTAGGGAGCTCGAATCACATGAAGAGCTACCGCGCCTCATTGAGCAATTCAATAATAAGTATGTCAGAAAGGGACAGGTCATTGGAGATTCAGGAAGACACGTATCAATGCTCATTAGGTGGATCAGACTTAGATACGCCAAAGAAATAGCTAAAAGAACAAGCGAAAAGGGTAAAGCAACCCAAAGAGATAAACTAGAAAAAATATTAAGCTTTTTTTCGAACGATAATAAAAAATCACTAGAAAAGATGTTTGATCTACAAAAATTGATCGTTCTTGTGAAATTAAAACTTATAAATAAGCTTAATACTTTACAAAATATTTCAACTTTTGTTAAGAGTAAGAATGGATTTAAAGTAACGGGAGCCGAAGGCTTTGTTGCTATTGACAAATTAGGTGGTGACGCTGTGAAACTTGTTGATCGTATGGAGTTCTCATACAACAACTTTTCACCAGATATATTAAAAGGATGGGACAAACCAACGAGGAACTAAATGGCAAAGGTCAGTTTTAAAGATTTTACACCAGTAGATTATATGCCGGGCGAAGATGAACTAATTAAGCGTCAGGCAAAGAAAAGAAAAATGGATACACCGACAGGCAACACAGGGGAATCTGTAGAGCCAACGGATGAAGCTCTTACAATGGCTCAACGCCGTAAGAAAGCTCGTACCATGAGAAAATACCAAGCCCGTATAAAAGTCGGTGCTAAAAAAGCCAAAGCTAAAATTGCTAGTGCTAAGGTTCTAGCTAAGAGAGCCCAAAAAGCTGCTCGTAGAGCAATGGCTAAAAAGCTGACTCAAGGTATTGCTAAGAGAGATCTTACCCCCTCTAGAAAAAAAGAAATAGAAGCCCGTCTAGATAAAATGAAGCCGCGGGTTAACCGGTTGGCTAAAAAGTTGTTACCACAACTAAGACGTGCAGAAATGGGTAAAAAGCGATCTTAATATGTTTAACAGTTTTTCACAGTTTTTAGTAGAAGAGGAAAAGACTGTATTCTTTACGTTCGGGAGAATGAATCCCCCGACGATTGGTCATGGTAAGTTGCTTGATGTTTTATCCCAGAAATCTGGATCCAATCCGTATAGAGTCTTTCTATCCCAATCCCAGGATCAAAATAAGAATCCATTAAAATATCAAGAAAAGATTAAATTTGCTAGGAAGTTATTCCCTAAGCATGCTCGATCCATTATGATGAATAAAAAAGTTAATAATCCTATGGCAGCAGCATCTGCTTTATATGATGAGGGATTTATAAATCTAGTAATGGTAGTCGGATCAGATCGTCTAAACGAGTTTGATATATTACTGAAGAAATATAATGGTAAGAAATCTACTCATGGATTCTATAATTTTAAATCAATTAAAGTAATCTCTGCAGGTGAGAGAGATCCTGATTCAGAAGGTGTTGAAGGTATGTCAGCATCTAAGATGAGAGGTTTTGCAAAGGATAATGACTTTGTATCCTTTTCACAAGGATTACCAAAGGCAGTTTCTAATCCTGATGCCAAAAAAATGTTTAACACTATTCGTAAGGCAATGGGATTAAAAGAGGCTAAACAGTTTAAAAACCACGTACAACTAGAGCCAGTATCCGAACTTAGGGAAGCCTACATTCGAGATAACATATTTGAGAAGGGGGACCAGGTCGTAATGACTAGACACGGGATTGTTGGTAACATCCAACATCTTGGTACGAATTATGTTATTGTGGAATCTAAAGGAGAGACCTGGAGATGTTGGCTGGATGATATTTCTAAGGTTGATCCTAATCAACAAGTAAACTGGGATGTACAGGATATACCTAATGATGATTTTGATGGCGTCATTAGAGAAGCTTCAAACGAAGAAACAACCCCATATGAATGGGGTACTGATGCATCTGCTAAACACGCTAAGAAGATGACCCCAGGTCAGAATGAAAGTCTATGGGCTAACATTTGGGCCAAACGCGCACGTGGCGAGCGGATGAGAAAAAAAGGCGAAAAGGGTGCACCAACACCAGATGCTTTGAGACGGGCAAAGGGTGAAGATGTAAACGAATATGGTGGCCCGCCAATTTCTCGTAAGAAATACCTAAAGCAAAAGCCTATGCAGGAAAAGATCCAGGTTCGTCAGGATCCTGATATTGATGACCGTAAAGGTTCACAGCCTGCTACATTCCAAATGGGTATAAAGTCTAAGTCCACAAAGGCAGCACGTGACGCACACTTTAAGAAAATGTCTAAGCGTGATGATCACGGTAATCCAGATCTATATAAAGATGCACCAGGTGATAAGAAGGCTAGAGCAAAAGGCACAAAGCCATCACAGTATACGAAAAAGTTTAAACAAATGTACGGGGATGACTAATGAAATCATTTCAATTATTTTTGGAGAGTTCAGATTCAGCTCTGGCTGATAAAGCTAAGAAATCAGGATTCTCATTAGGAATCCTGAAAAAGGTTTATAGCAGAGGCGTAGCAGCTTGGAAGGTTGGTCACAAGCCTGGTACCACCCCACAACAATGGGGAATGGCTAGAGTAAATAGTTTTATTACTGGTGGAAGAACAAGAGTTAAAGGCGATCCCGATCTATGGGCTAAGCAAAAAGCGAGGTTAAATAAATGAAAACCATAAAAGAAATAAAAGAAAACTGGGATAAGACCACGCAATCGGCTGATAAGAAGCCTGAGAAATATATTGATAAGGATGGTAAGACTAAAATCCGGATGGTTCCTGTGAAAAAGGAAGAGACCAATGAAAAGACCTTGACCCCTGCTGAGAAAAAGAAGCGGGAGGAGATTGCAAAGGCTATGGAAAGGGATAATCCAGGTATGGATATGAAAAAGAAAATGGCCATTGCTACATGGCAAGCTAAAAAGATAGCAGAAGGAGCATATTTAAAAGGTAGCATTGAGAGCCGTGCTGATGCACACGAAGATCAAGCTGATCATCACAACTCGCAAGCTGAAAAAGCGCATAAAGCTGGTGATAAAATGGCAGCTTCTGCACATAAAGCAGCTGCAAGAGCTCATATGAAAGCTGCATCATATTTCGATAAACATCTTTCTAAGCCAGCTCATCTTCGTCCCCAAGCTGCCGGTGGTGCAACTAGCCAAGCAGCACATGCAGCCACTCAAAAAGCCAATCAATATAATGAATCAGTAAAAGAAGGGACAGAGATTCTAGAAGCACAAGATCCGGAAATGGAAAAGGTTAAGCAGCTTGTTCGCCTAGGTCTTATGGATAAAAAGGATATGACGAAGATCGTTCGTGCCTTAACACTTATGAAGGATGGTAAAGCTGTTCCACAAAAAGAACGGGGCATTCTATTCGATATGCTTGGAGAATTAATTGGCATGATTACTGGTGACGATGCTATGTTCAATAAAGCCCGTAAGGCAGTCAAAGAAGAAAAAGATATGAATGGTATGTGCTGCAAACACTGTGGTGACGAATTCGGTAAACCAAAGAGTGAAAGCTGCATGTACGATGCATATAATCCAGAAGGAAAGAACTGGATTAAAAAAGAGTCTTACACAGAAGCTGATGCGTTTGGCCGTCTTGGTATAACTAGTCCGACTATGAAACACATTGATAAAAAACTTGATAAAGTAACAAAGCGTACTCAAACAGTTATGAATAAAAGACCTCGGTCAACAATGGAAGAGAAAGATCCTGGCGAATATGATAACGAAGGTGCAATGGCTAAGACCCAGCTAAAAGGTATTCTAACAGATGCAGAGCACATGATTAAGATGTTCTCTGACGATCAAAACTTACCAGAATGGGTACAAAATAAAATTACTAAGGCAGCAGACTATCTAAACTCTGCACATCGTTATATGATGAATGACGACGATGCCCAAACGAATGAGGACTTAACTTCCGACCTTAGACGTGAAAGAGAAAAATCTGTAGATGAAGCAGTTGGCACATCTGCTAAGTATGCTGATAAGTCTGGTATGTTTGGTGGTAAATACACATCTAAAGATCGTATGATGACAATGAAGAACATGCAGGCAATTCGTAAGAAGCGTCAAGATCAGAAAGATGCAGAGCATAAAAAGCAAGATCCAAAAATGGCTAAAATGGGTTATGCTAAGCATATGATGGACACTGATAAGGCTGATGCAAAAGCTAGTAAGCGTGGTATCAATCCAGACGGTCAATACGACAAGTACAAAAAGAAAAACAATATCAAAGATTCTGTACAAGTTGATGAAGGTAACATGGCGACAGCAGCAAAAGAGTTGGAAGCTTATGCACGTAAGTCTGGTGGAATTGACAAAAACGACTTTATGAAAGCTGTTATGTTGATGAAGAGAAATCAAAGCAAACAGCTTAACAAGTTTGTTGATGAGTTGGATACTGAACCACGTGAAAAGATTCTATCTGTTATGCAAAAACATATTAAAATGCTAAGAAAAGAAGAAACCGTATCTGAGGCCGGACCACGCCACACAATGACCACAATGAGAAATAGATTCGGGCCAAGTGTGGACTCTAAAAAGTTTGGTGTATATAAGGATCATATGAAAAAGCATAATTTAGATGAACCAACTGTACGTATGGCTCACCAAAATCCTGATAATCCCGAGTCTAAAAAAATGATGAAGAATCCTAAGTATGCGAAGGGATTAGAACTTTATAAAGCTTCGATTAGGGAAGAAAAAGGTGAATGGAAAACAGATACCGGATGGAAGAAGCCCGAGCCCGAAAGAAAAGATCAATTTGGTAATGTTATAAAAACAAAAAATCTTGCAAAACGTCTGGCTAAAATGGCTGCTAAAAAATCTGCAGAATCCCCTAAGAATGAATCAGCTACTAATATGAGAAACATGAAGCTGATTAACAAAATTAAAAAGTCAGGCACAATAAAATCTGGTTCTATGGCAAAGGATGAGAAATGATTACCTTTAAGACTTTCTGCGAAGAAAAAGATCCTAGGATTGCTAGAGCGGGAGTAAAAGGTTTTAATAAACCCAAGCGTACTCCTGATCACCCAACAAAGAGCCACATTGTGGTAGCGAAAGATGGCGATAAAGTTAAAACAATTCGATTCGGACAAGCTGGGGTTACTACTGCGGGTGCACCTAAAAAAGGTGAGTCAGATCGTCAAAAAGCTAGACGTAAGTCGTTTAAAGCCCGCCACGCTAAAAACATTGCTAAAGGTAAAATGTCAGCCGCTTATTGGGCGGATAAGGAAAAGTGGTAGGATTATAGATATGCCAGAGAGTACAAATAACAGACTAGATCGAATCGAAGAAAAGCTCGACAAGCTTGGTGATGTAATAGTCTCTATTGCTCGCTTTGAAGAGAAGATGGATGCTTATAATGAGTATCGTGAACGATCATGGGAACGTATGAACAAGTTTTCAGAAAAACTTGACGCAATAGAAAAAAAAGTTGAAGACAACTGTCGTACGGTACATACAATAAATAAACTATTCTGGATAGCACTAATAGCTATTTCAGGATCAATCGCAGCTCAACTTTGGATGTAAGGAGAAAACAATCATGAGCGAATGGATCAAAAAGTTGGCTGAAAGATATTCTGAAGTCAGCGTTAATGAATCAAAATTTTTAATTCCGGAAGAGATTCCAACAGCAGAACGTAATGCCTATATGGGTGCAGCTGCTGCAGCGCATAAAGCTGGACAATCCCACTTTACCTTTAATGGTAAGAAACACCCAGTGACTATGAAAAAAGATACAGCGAAAGCTATCGCCGATCAAAAGGAAAGCAAAAAACCTGTGGGTGAAGAGGAAGAAGTGGTAATGAATCCTAAAAAGGATAAGAAAGAGAAAAAGGATCCTAATGCAGAAGCTGGAATGGCTGCAGAATCTACTATCCCAACCATATATGCCCGTATTCTTGAGAAACGCGATGCGCACTATAAAAAAGCAGCTAAGTCTCAGGAGTGGGGCGATACCGAAAAAGGTAACAAAGGTGCTGAGGATATGAGAGCTGATAATGCTGTAGATGATAGCAGCAAGATCAGCAACTATGATAAGCTAGGTCATGACGATGCTTCTAAAGCAAATAAGGCAGGACCAAATGCTAAGCCACGTTCCAACGATAATAAGGCAGGTGATAAGAAAATTATTAATCCTGTAGCTGGAGCGGTAACTAAAGAGTAGGAGAATATAATGGCTATAAAACCACCTAATTGGTGCAGAGGTGCAGTCCCAGTCTTATCGAAAGGCTGGGTTGATCCTAACACAAATGAACTTCTAGTTTCATCTAGATTTAATCAAGCCCAGATCGACGAATTCTATGGAATGCCTTCGTTTGAAGAAATTCAAGATATGAATCAAGAGGGTAAAATCCAAGCAGCAATGGCTGCAGCCGGATTCGTCGAAGAAGAGAACGATGACGTTATCGCAGACCTGAATGATGATGGTGTTATAGATAGTCTAGAAGAAATGACTAAAGCAGAATTGGAATCTCTCGGCAGAGAAAATGGTGTAGAACTAGATCGTAGAAAATCGAAAGCGAAACTAATTGAGACTTTGAGAGGTATCCTAGGTTAATAAGGGCCTAAGATGAAATTATTTGAAACTCTAACTGATGAAAACTTTTTATTATATGCAGCTCGAAATTATTATAAACCGAATGTTATAGATGCAGAAGAATTTTATGATGACCTGAAAAGATTTAAATATTTAAAAAGGCTATTCTACAGGTATGCCAATGACGGTCAGCTTTCTGAAAGATTAATACTGAACCATCTTATTGTTATATTTAATGTGTTTGATATAGAGCCTAGTTTAAAAATGTTAGAATTTCAAATTAAGCCAGACTATTGGCCTATGTTGAAACCGTTTTTGATATTCCTTCGTCATATTAAGAATGATCAATATACAGAGATCCCGATGGATAAGACTGTGGTAGAAAGGCTAAGAAAAATATAATGGGTATATTTAAATCTACCGGTGATATAATTTATACACTTAGATTCCTTAGGCTTCTTACAACGCCATGGGAAAAGACTAAGGCATATGAATACGGTATTATAGATAAAGACGGTAAAAGACTTAAATCGTTTAACACGAATAGTCTAGAGGATAGAGACGCGTATAAAAACTACTATACGCCGTTCATCCGGCTTGTGTTTAATGTCAAAAGATTACTGAATAAACTCCCATTTGGTAAAACTAAGATTGCATCTTATGCTGCAGCACTATATTTGTTGAAGGATAAGTATTCTGTTAATGAAGGAACTATCCTAAAGGGTCTAAAGGAATTTGGTATAGATTCCCTAGACTTTTTAGAAGAGCAGACCGA